CTGCCAAAGTCATCGCCAACGCCTCGCAAGAATACTTGCGTGGCGCTTCGTGTACTGACTGACTGCAAAGGCCTTACCCGATTCTAAATCGAGTTTGGCTTTTCGGTTCTCATGAGTGCCGCGAGTTGGTTGACGCGATTCCGCAAAATAGCGGAGAAGCATAGACCATCCCGGAAGGACTTGAGTGACTGATGATGAGACTTCGACAAGGACGTGATGCATAAGCTTTTGTAGCTTGTGATTCACTTTTCTTTTGAAGTCTTGACTGCGAGCAGACGAATAACGCAAGCTAGGATATCTTTTTAATGAGATGTCTTCGCCGGGAATGGGGCCATATATGGCCTCTAGGTTCTCTACGATATAATCGTATGTGTTATATAGTCGCTTATCCCAGAGATGGTTTGCATATGCAATCCAGCTGGTATAAACGTCAGGACGAGGAGACGAATCCCAAACCGTTCTGAAACGAACTGGTGTAACATCGACTCCTTGGAAGGCGTCGACGCCACAGGACTCTCTAAAGAATCCTTTGGTGCAACTCTTAGTACGGTTTATCTTTAAACCAAATACTTCGAGGATGCTCATTGCGCTCTCGGCTTGCGCCGTTGGTACAATGACATCATCTCCATACACGAGAAGAGGGGCTTCGTTGTCCCTCTTCACGTCAGGTGTGCTTGCAGTAAGAAGCGCCCAGATCGTAAGTGCCATGATAGGAAAGCATAAAGCTGACCCCATTGGCGCAAACTTTCGAAGCAAAAGCTTCTCACCGTTTGGCAACACAGTAGAAACACTCCTACTCGCATCCAGAAACCTGTGAAGGTGTTCAGGAAACAGTAGGTGGACTAAACTTACAGAGACACGATCCGAGGCCTCTTTGAGGTCAAGGGTCGCATAGTTCCCCGACTTGGAGCCAAGTAAGGCACCGAGTTGGTTCGGCCTCTGATCAGTGAAGTAGACGTTAAACCTCGTAAGAGGATGCGTCTCCACTAACTCATAAATGGCCTGCCTTAAACCTTGTTGAATCCATTGGATATCCACTGGTTCACAAGATATTAGGCGAGGCCCGCGGGAGTCCTTCGGGACCAGGAGAACCTGGGCCGAATGATCCGTATCAGTTATGGAATCGAATCCATGACCAATATCGCAGACGTGACCCTGAGACGCGCAGAAATACGCGTCCAAAGGGTACACATCCGTGATTCGATGGCTGACGTTCTTCCAAAGGTACTTAGCCCCTAGTCGTTCCTTAGTGGAAACGACGCCAGGGCCGTGCCTCGGTTGAATATCATATCCATCGAAACGCGAGAATACATTCGAAAGAAGTATTCTCGCCTCGCGAACAACGCGCATCTGGTTTAGTCGGCTATCAAACCAACGAGGATCTTTAAGATCCTCGTGAGTAATCGGCCGACGCCGGGTGTGCTTGAATTCGTCAATACAACCATGCATATCAGCGATGGTAGCATCGACGCTAATAAGATCATCTTCAGTTTGTTTGAAACTGTCGATGACCTGTTGTGTCTGTGTTTCTGTGTACGCGGTCTCATACTTATAAAAAGAAGTTAAGACCTGTCGTACTACGCTGACGCAGTTAATGTCAGGGTTAGGAAGGACTTCCCCGTTCGGTTGGAGGATGCGTGTGAAGAGCTCACCGAGAAATCTCGGAAGCTCAGTGCCATGTATGGTTGCGAAACCATGCACTGCACCTGTCATACGACAAGCCCCTGCAAGCACCTGATCTAGGTGTTTGCCCAATCGAGGTAGGGTCTTCGTAAGAAAACCCAATCCTTCCGAACGAGTCCGTCGCTCTACCTGCTTGCAGGTGTTGCGATAGGCTCGAGCGTTGAAGTAACTACTCCCAGACACGTGAGCGTCGTAGAGTAGGTGTTGGATGACTTTATATTCATCTAGGCTCTTATTGGTATCCATAAGGATTACCTCCTAGAGCATGCACCTCACACTACGACTACGAACAAGAAACAATACGATCACCACTATATGAGCAGTAAACGTACAGCCCCTCAGGTCAGACAAGATGTTGAGTCCACGTTAATGTCACGTATTATCGCACTGGAAGTGCGGTACGCGGCAATCGCGGATGCTCATGCACACCTTATCAAGGCCCATTATCTAATGAGGTCTTCACTTATCCAATTTTACGAGGGGGAGTCATCCCCCCCGTTACTGGATAAATTTCAGTATGGCCGGTTCTGATTACTCAGAACGAGCTTAACTGTAAGGACCTGTCTGATTGTGGGAGTTAAATCCCACCATCGATCAGACATGCCGCACCATTGCCAGTGCAGTCGTACAGAATAGTCGTTGACGCGCCTAAAGAGGCGAGAAACGACATCAACTGTGCGAGTGCTACCTTGGCAGCAGTCGTCGCTGTGAGATTCCCAACCGGGATATCCCCAACGATGTAGAAGGAAGACTTGACATTAACTGTCGTGTCTACTTCGCCCGCCGTCGTCCTGTCGATCCTAATCACAGAGCGTCGACGCTTGGCAGTGCCAGCGCCGGACTCTTGATGTGAGATCTTCAGCCGATTAGGCAGGGCGGGAGTCTCGCTAATCTTAGCGAATTCCGTCTGACGGTCGCCGATACTAAGCCGAGTAAACTCGACTTCTGTACCGGCGTTATCCTTAATCTCGTTCGTGTTAAGTGTGTTTGTTAACATGCTTAATGGTCGAGAGCTCTCGCCCTCGTTACCGGTATATACCGGTTAACGGATCGTTAGATCCGAGTAGGTGAGACCCTACTAGTCTTACGGCGTTTCCCTAGCGGAATTGCTAAGGCTACACCAAGGCTAAGCTCTCGCGAGCTTAACCCGGACCCAGTGAGAAACTGGGCTTGATCCGGCTTATCGAGCTGACGACGATAAATCGTCCGCCGGAAACCCGGAAGGTACACATCTCCCGTGCGACTAGTGCTCGCGTAAGGAAGCGCAGACATGCGCATCCGAACAAGGTCACTATATCGCCAGGACCACATGTACCTCGATATGTTAACTGCAGGTTCCATATTCATGATCTTGCGACCGTCGAGCCATTTACTTACGTTAATGACCCAGTCGATCACAAAAGTCCATGGAATGGCGTTCCAGATAATCGCGGGATTAAGATTAACCCCAAGAGCATCTAGTAAGCCAAGCCACCGAGCATTCTCGGATTGGAATCGAGTAAACCAAAAGTTGTACTCGACCTGAGCGTGGAACACAGCATGAGTGTCGGGAATATATTCCCGCGTAACCTCAAACGAAACCGATGGGCTCTTATAAGGACCTGTAAGGGGTGTGGTATCAACCGCACCCGCAAACTGGCCTCCTTGGAGCACATACGACATCGTAGGAGATGTCACCGATGCCTGGCCTGAGGGAACAAGCAGTTTAAAATGCTTGATTTGCCTCTTGCCCTGACGAACTAGCAAATCGTTTACACGACTGCGAGTTCGCATAATAGCGGTACGAATACCGCATATATCAGTGAGTAAGGGAAGGATGTTGAACTGCGTTTGCAGATAAGCATCCGAACTTACTCCGAGCGCCTCGGACATAGTAGGCAGTGTAGCCGGATTAGTTAACCGGATACTGCTTACTAAGCCGTGGACACGCTTAGGTTTCTTCAATATTGAGGAGCCCAAACGTGACACAAACTCTTTGAGTTTGAGTAGACTATGAGGTAGAGATCGGAAGTCCTTCAGTTCTATAACCGAATTGACCAACGAGAGCTCTGCCTTGATACGCGGCATCATTGCCTTTATGGACAATGGTATCCACGTAGACAAGTCATCAGGCTTTGGCACGAAGCCATCGCCCAATTCCTCATCCTGTATAAGGCTCGGCAGACCAGAAACTGGTCTGTCAAGAGGCCCGAACTGAGAGAAGGCCGAACTAGCATACGCGAGTTCCCAGGGAGCAGTGCTACCGGTATAATAACCGACATCACTGTAATTCCTGACAACCCACGGGAAGCCGTTCGTGCGAGGGATGTCTAGAAGTTCTTCAGTATAATGCTGACAGTTCTTCCAAGCATCCTTCTTCCACACACGATCACTCATAAGTTTGCTATACTTCCTCGTAAGAGGAGGCACGGTATACCCTTGAGTGAATTTCTTAGCTATGTAATCAGGGACCGGGTCCTGTTGATAAGAACCCGATACGTTAACTCCATAACCATCCCATGTGGTGGTCTTCTCAGTTGTTATTAACATAACGGCTGGTGTCGAACGAGTATTCGCTCAACGTGGCGTGCGCACAAGTACACACTAGAGTGGGGAGAGAACTAACATCATGTTAGTCTGGTAGATGTAGGCTTATCGTCTACAGATCCAGTAAACTTTCCTCCTGCTCTGAGCCCCGGAAGGGGCCGTGTACGAG